CTACTAAACTTTTAAGTGAAGTAAAATTTACTAAAAAAGAAATTATTAATTCTGTTACTTTTCCAACCGGGGAGGTATATACAGTAGGAGAATACTCTAACTACGACGGTATGAGAATAGATACTATCACTCCAGTCCCAGAAAATGAGAGAGAAGAGGATGAAGTAGTAGCTATCGAAATGAGAGATGGAGATAATGCAGTTGTATATAAATTTAACGCTGAAGGAAAAGAAGTAGAATACTAAAAGATTTAAAACAAATACAATGAATAATTTTGATTTAAGAAAATTCTTAAAAGAAAATAAACTTACCTCTAATAGTAAGTTACTAAAAGAAGAATTAACATATAGTTTTGACGAGTATAATTACGATATTCGCGATGATGCTTACCAAGCAGAAGTAGAGGCTGGTATTAAAAAACAATTACCAAACATCTCAGATGAAGATTTAAAAGCAATCATAGATAGTTCTGTAGAATACTACTCTGATGAAAAAGAAGAAGATGTACCTTCTGGCGATATCGTAGATATGGCAGTTGATCACTATAACGATGAAATGGCTGGAGACAGTAAACCATCTACGCCAAGACAAAAATATGATTTATCCAGTGTTGATTTAAGTGGATTAGATAAAGGTCAAAAAGAAGCTTTTGATAAATTTGTAGATGTTTACCTTAAACCTTATGGTGATGATCATACACAAGAAGATTTAGAACGATACGTTAGACGATTTGGAAAAGTAGAAAACGCATATGATCTTGATTCTATAGTTCCAAACTCATTTCAGTACGACAGGGAGGAAAGGGAAGCTATGCAACTTCAATTGAGAAGAGCTTATTTAGATGATGATCAACCTATAGATTAAAAATAAACTAAAATTAAAACACAATGAATAATTTTGATTTAAGAAAATTCTTAGCAGAAAATAGAAATAATGTAAAAGAAGATCAAGAAAGTGATCATCAATTTTACGCTAACCAAGAAGGAGAAGAAGTTATTATGCAAATAGCTAAAACTGCTATAAACCTTATGGATGAACAACCAGGAACATCTGCTCATATTGCGTTACAGTCCGTATTAGAGGATTATATAGAAGAAAACGGTTTATAATAATAATAAGATGAAAGACAACTTTAACTTAAGAGCATTCTTAATAGAAAATAAACTTACACAAAACAGTCGAGCGTTAAAAGAAGAAGTAGACTATCACATTGAACTATTAGTTCCAAAAGTAGCCTTTGACGTTGAATCAGGAGATCTAGCAGATTCTCCATATGAATTTGGTACTGAAGACGAAATAAAAAACGGAGAAGTAGATGTTACAACTTATACAGATGGTGATGAATTAGATGAGTGGGTTTTTGGTCGTAGCTATAAGCAAGCTAAACATTTTGAAAAAGAATACCCAGGTTTATTCAAAGTAGTAGTTAAATAAATGAATATAATAGATAGAGTTATATTAGAATGGTCGTATAAGACCAAAAAAGGATATCCTGACATTAATAGTCAAGAGGATATGGCTTTGTTTGAATCTATATTTGGTTTTATTCCTTTATTAAATGAAGATAAAGATCTAGTAAACCTTATTAAGAGTAAAATAAACAGATACGGTGATATAGAAGCTACTGCAGGTACATCTAAGATTGTTTTAAAATTTTCTGAAATTCCATCTAGAGGAGCAAGTTCAAGCACACTTAGAGGAGAGGTATTTACAGAATTAGAAAAACTAGCTAACCAAGAAGAAGACATAACCTCTTACACTAAAGCCAGATCATCGAGTTCTTCAGTAGGGCAATCATTACTCACGTTTAGAGGAAATGATTATTCGATTATAGTAAAAGGAACAGCAGCAGAAGATAGTGCAGATACAGATGTAAAAGAAGGTTTAGTTTCTTTATTCTATGTTAGTGATATTACTTCACCATTTACAGTAGAAAACATTTCAGAAAGAGCAGAACGTTTAATAAGTACAATGCCAGCAGAAATTCCTGGAGAAGATTCAACTAGCACCAAAAAAATTGTTTCATACTTATCAGCGCTTGAACCTAAAAACTCGCATGTAAACTTTGTTAACCAACCTCTATCTAGTGCTCTTGCTATTAAGGAAAAATACCCTAAAGCTAAACTTATACGTTCAGGAAAATTTGATGAGATAAGAAGTAAGGCCAAACAACTTACCGGATATGATAAAGACAAATGGTGCCCCGGAGATTTATACGTACAGTTAAAAGGTATACCCGATATTAATTCTGCAGACAATATTGAAATAATTAATAATTTCTTTGTGCAAGAATGGGGAGGTACTACAAACGTAGCAGGTGAAGAAGCTTCTTTAGTAGCAGTTTCTTTAAAACAGCAAAAAGCACAAGGTGGAAAAGCAAAAGGTCTTCTTGCTAAATACTCTAAAGTTAGATCAGATTATAATTTAACTAATGATGAAAAAGGGTACGATGTAGATCAGTTTAAAGAAGCAATCGTACCATTAAGGAGTAAAATAAGCTCTTTAGTTGGATCTGCAGATAATGTGTCGTACAGCTTAGAAAGTATAAGTTTAGAAGATTTTGATATAGATCAACTTAGAGGAAAATATGCGGCTTTGAAAGCTATTGAATTCCTATTTAAGAAGTTTCCACCGGGTAAAATAGCTGACGCAGTAGTTGCATTAGCAGGCTTTGCAATGTCTTTAACTGATGTTAACCCTGGTTTTTTTAAAATAATTGGTAACTCATCAGGAACTAATGCTACAGTAGAATCATACCCTCAAGGTACTAATATAGTTCTCTACAATAAAGAAGGGGATTATAAAGATATTAAGATATTAGATACAGATAGTTACGGAGGAGTAAGAATATTATTTCACATACTAAAACGAGGTAAACCACACTTCGTCCAGATAAGTGCAAGGAACAATGGTAATACTCAAGGCACTTTAGAAATAGAAAAAATAAATCCAATATAGGATAGTTATGGCAAAAGATATAAAAAAAATAATAGCACAAGAGTACTTTAAGTGTGCTAAAGATCCGGCCTACTTCATGAGGAAGTATTGCTATATACAGCATCCTACAAGAGGACGTATACTATTTAATTTATATCCATTTCAGGATAAAGTATTACATTTATTTAGAGATCATCAATATCTAATTACTCTCAAGTCAAGACAGTTAGGTATATCCACTTTAGCTGCAGGTTACTCTCTGTGGCTTATGTTGTTTCATAAGGATAAGAACGTACTTGCTCTAGCAACAACTCAAGCTACTGCAAGAAACTTAGTATCTAAGACTATGTTTATGTATGATCAACTACCTAAATGGTTAAGATTACCAGCAGTAGAGAAAAATAAATTATCACTTAGACTAAAGAATGGATCGAAAATTACAGCTAAATCTTCTAACGCCGATGCCGCAAGGTCAGAGGCAGTATCACTACTGCTTATCGATGAAGCAGCCTTTATTGATAACATTCAAGAAACGTTTACAGCAGCACAACAAACCTTAGCAACAGGTGGACAGTGTATGGCATTATCAACTCCTAACGGAATTGGTAACTGGTTCCATCAAACATGGGAAAAAGCAGAAAGCGCAGAAAATAGCTTTGTTCCTATTAAATTACCATGGACAGTACATCCAGAAAGAAACCAAGAATGGAGAGAACAACAAGACTCAGACCTTGGTCCTAGAATGGCTGGACAGGAATGTGATTGTGACTTCTTAGCTTCTGGAGATACTGTATTCGAACCAGATGACATGATGTTTTATGAACAAACATACTTAAAGGATCCTTTAGAGAGGAGAGGTGTTGACGGTAATTTATGGATTTGGGAAGGAGTTGATTACACTAAATCATATATGGTTGTAGCAGATGTAGCTCGAGGAGACTCTGCAGATTATTCTGCATTCCACGTATTTGATGTAGAAACCTGTACTCAAGTTGGTGAATACAAAGGTAAGTTATCTCCTAAAGATTTTGGAAATGTACTAGTAGGAATAGCAACAGAATACAATCAGGCATTATTAGTAGTAGAAAACGCAAACATTGGTTGGGCTACGATAGAACAGATAATGGAACGTCAATATACAAATCTATACTATAGTACTACATCTCAAATGGAAACTGTAGAATCATATATGAGCAAATTTGAAAGAGATAAACTAGTTCCAGGCTTTACTATGTCTGTTAGAACTAGACCTTTAGTAATTGCTAAGATGATTGAATACATAAGAGAAAGAGGTGTTACCATACAGTCTAAGAGGTTATTAGGAGAGATGAGAGTATTTGTATGGAAGAATGGAAAACCTCAAGCACAGATTAATTACAACGATGATTTACTTATTTCAGCAGCAACAGCACTATATGTTAGAGATACTGCTCTAAGACTAAGACAGCAAGGTATGGACCTAGCACGAGCACAGTTATCATCTTTTAGTAACCTTAACTCAAGAAACAAAGCAATCATAAATACAGTTGGAAACCAGCAAAATAATCCGTATATTGTAGATAACGGACGTACTCAAGAAGATATTTCCTGGTTATTAAAATAGACTATTTATATAAAAACACAAATTAATGGCAGATAAATCGCTATTTGGACGTTTACAACGGCTCTTCTCTACAGATGTAGTAATTCGAAATGTTGGAGGAACACAGCTAAAAGTTGTAGACACAAATAATATACAGACCACAGGTAAGTACCAGACCAATTCTCTTATGGATAGGTTTACTAGGTTATATACCTATAATAAAGCAAATATATTTAACCCTAATTTAAACTATCAGACGTTAAGGGTACAGTTATATTCTGATTATGAGGCTATGGATACTGATCCAATTATAGCATCTGCACTTGATATTATTGCTGATGAAGCAACAGTAAAGAATGATCAAAACGAAATACTAGGTATTAAATCTACAGACGAAAATATACAGAGAGTTCTTTATAACTT